ACTGAGGCAGAACTATTACACAGGACTTTAAAAGAAATTAAAAGTTTAGAACAAGTAAATGATTTTTTTAACCTAAAAGGAGAGAACAATGGCTGAAATGAGAGATGAACACTTTGAAGTAATTTCTAGCAATCGTGCTAGAGTTTATGAGAAACAAAAAAAGACCACAAATATAATTAAGACTCTGTTAAAGAGATATACAAAAAAACAATTAATCGAGTTAATCGAGAAAGAGAGTAAGAATGGCTAAAAAGAGAGGTTATTTTATTTTATATAGAGATATATATTCTAGCCCTGTATTTAAAAATTTATTACAGGCGAGTTGCTGGATATATTTTATTAGTTCAGCATCACATCAAGATAAGACTTTAAAGTTTTTAGGGTCAGAAGTTTTTATAAAACGAGGCGAGGCTATTATGCCTTTAAGGGTTACAGCTAAAAGATTTGGCATGACTTATTCTGAGATGCGTTCTTTCATACTACGTCTTGTGCGTAGAAAAATGATAGGCACTAGAACGACCCAGCTACAGCCCACTAACAACCACCCTAGCAGAAAAGTATCGATTATTAACCTTATAAACTATGACAAATATCAGTATGTAGAATCCGAACAACCACCTACAGCCCACCTATCGCAACAAGTACTAATACACAATACTAATACACAAATACTAAATAGTAAGTCTAGCAAAGATAAGGTTGTGAATAATGGGTATAAGACTATTGGAAATTGGGGAGAGTATAATATTCTGCAAAAAGGCCAAAAAAAATACTTAAAACATAAATGGAAAGATGAGCCTATTAAAGATTATCAATGAAAAATAATTGGCACAAATCTCTTAAAAAATCACATATACTAGTATGAACGATAAATTAAAAAAACAGTTAGAAAATCTTATAGGAGATGATTTTATGAATAATTGTGTAATGGAAGATATGACACCAATTATGAGTGAAATTTATCATTGGGGTTTGCGTAATATTACTCAAAAAGAAATGAAAAGAATAATTAAAGAAAGAAAGAAAAACTTGATTTAATTAAAAATGATAGGATTATTGCGAATATTTAAATATGTCAGAAAAAGATTGATTAATCTGTCTATTGAAAATAAAAGGTTAAAGATGCAACTTGAATTTTACAAAGCCATAGTAGAAAGCGATAATTCCAAGAAACACTAATGGTCAGAAAAAAGTCAAAATTTAGACACATTTCAATATCTAATAAGAAATACTACTTTTATGAGATTAAGTGGTATGACATTCTTGGAGATTCTGGCCATGCTGGAATAAAAGAATTTGATAATATGAAACCAGCCCTGATGACAACTACAGGATATGTCTATTCTAAAGATAACAAACATTTAAAAACATTTGCTAGTTATGATGAGAATGAAGAATCTTTTAGTGATAGAAATGTCTTTCCTATTGGTTGCATAAAAGAGATGAAAAAGATAGAAATATAACATTATGAAAAACGACAAAATTAAGACAAAAGACACAATTAAAACACAATCTATTGGGCGACCTAAGAAAGACTTAGATAAAGATGTTATAGCAAAACTTAGTCAGATAGGCTGTACACAAGAAGAAATAGGTTCTGTTGTAGGAATATCTGCTAGAACTTTACAAAGACGATATGCCGATCTTGTAGCAGAAAACAAAAACATTGGTAAAGCTAGTTTAAGAAAGGTTTTATGGAAGAAAGCATTAAAGGGTAATGATAAACTTCTTATCTGGTTATCTAAGAATGAACTAAATATGGTGGACAAAGTACACACTACATCTGTTGTTGAACCACTACCATTAATCATAGATGCTAAAGCTGACGAGGTAAATGGCTAAAAAAAAAGGTAATCTATTTGGTGCAACAATCGAATACACTAAAACGACAAAAGGAACTTCTATTGGTAGACGACCAATAACAAGTACATTAAATAAACATAAACGCAGACAACAAGGAAAAGGAAAATATCGTGGACAAGGAAAGTAATATAATTGGAGAGAATACATTTTTAAAATTAAGACAACAGAGAGATCAAGCTAGATCAGAGTGCGATCAAGCAAAGATTCAAAGAGATGTAGCTTTAAGAAAATTAAATAAGGCTTTGCAAATAGCAAAAGATTTAAGGAAGTTAGTAGAGCATGGACAAGAAACGAAGTAACTTCTATCCTAATGGAGAGATAATAGATTACTCACTACCACAATCATTTGAGTTAAGTAAAACAAAAGAAGCCTGTGGGAATTGTGGACTCTACAGCAATAAAAGATCATTCTGTGGTAGATGGGGAAGTAAGGGTGTCAAAGATACTTACGTTTGCCATGATTGGAGAAAAAGGTTCTTTAAGAGATAGTTTTGTGATATTTACATCACATGGCTATCTATAAAAAAAAATCAGTTAAACTTAACAAACCCATGCGTGGAGATGTTAAGAAGTTTAAAGTATTCGTAAAAGACAAGAGTTCTGGCAGAGTTAAAAAGGTTAATTTTGGCTCTAAAGAAATGTCAATTAAGAAACATATTCCAGCAAGAAAACGTAGCTTTATGGCTCGTATGGGTGGAGTTCTTAAAAAAGTAAGAGGCCAAAAGACTCTATCTCCAGCTTATTGGAGTATCAGAGCATGGCAAAAAGGATTTAAAGTATGATTGATAATATAATCTATAAAGTTTTTGGAATGGTAGATAATTTTATGGGTTATCTGTTTGATAGGTTTGTATCTGATGCACCTAAAAAGAATAAAATTAAAAATGTTCCATCTCCTGACAACAGAATGAATTTTCCAAAGGATTAATATGCGTGATACTAAGATATTAAATAAATTTACTGAAGATAGTCAAAAGAAATGGAAAGAGATGCAACTATTTATAAATTTAAAAAGAGAAGTTAATCATGGTGCTAATGGTACTAAAGAATATGTAATTAAAAAAGGTATTAACAAAGGTAAAGTTGCTAAATGAGGTTAAACATGAATTATTATTTTACAGGGATATTGATTATTCTATTTTGTTTATTATGCTTAATACCACCAGCATATCCTGATAGTACACAAACTAATACGTCAGGCTCTAATACTGCAATCGAGGGTGGTTATACTTCATCATCTGCTACAACCTATCAATCAGGGTCATCATCAAACACAACAAATACTTCTACTAATCATTCTAATGTTAAGTCTGCACCCTACACAGCATCAGCACCATCATTCTCTGCTCAATCACAAGACGTTTGTGCAACAGGAGTATCAGTAGGTATTCAAACATTTGGTACAGGCTTTTCAGGTGGTAAAACAAACAGAGATATGAACTGTGAAAGAATTAAATTAGCAAAAGTATTATATGACTTTGGAATGAAAGTAGGCTCTGTTGCTTTACTTTGCCAAGACGAAAGAGTTTTTGAGGCTATGATTAACGCTGGTACACCTTGTCCTGTAGATGGCAAGATAGGTAAAGACGCACTAGCTATTTGGAATAAGTATGACCATGAAAGACCAGATTACGAAACTTATGTTAAACGAATTAAGAAAAGAGAAAAGATAGATAAGAAGTTAAATAAAATAGAATCAAAGAAATTAGAACTACACACTAAATGACGAGAAAAACTAATACAATGTTGATAGGCTTATTAGGTACAATCTTAATGGGTTTAGCAACATGGACATTAGTAACACTTATGGAATTACAAATTTTAGTTAATATGATACAACAAGATTTAATAAGTATTGATAAACAATTTGGTAGAGTTTATAACTTTATAGATTCAGTAAGGAACTAATGATCTGGCTAATAATTTTTATAGGAGTAATGGCATATGCAGTATATCGTATCAATCGTTTTGTTGATGATATTAACCCTCGCAACTTCTTCAGCCGAAGAAATAACGACAAATAATTTAATCACTAATAATAACTTTGAAACAGGCAATGCTAATGGCTGGACTACTAATGGAGATGTCCAAGTATTAAATGATTGCTGTACACTTAATAATGTTCCTAGCAATTACGATTTAGAGTTTGGAGATAGTGGCTCAATAGAACAACAGTTTAATTTAACTACAGATACTATATCACAGGCCATGTTAGATAATGGTATTACACTAAATAGTACAGTTGAAGTACAAAATGGAGAATGTGCTGTTGCTGGTTGTTGGGGTGGTCAAGGTAATGCTGACACATTTACAATTACATTAAAGATTAAAGACGCAAATGGTAATGTTCTTGCTACAAGTACAAAGATAAGAACTGATGTTACAGGAATCAATGGTGCTAACTTTACAGACTCACTTACTTATAATGGAGTAGATTCTAATTTAGGTAATCTTAATATTGCTGGAACTGATGCTAACGCACCAGCTAACTTAGGTGGTGCAAATGTAGATAACATTATTGTTACTATGACTTATGATGACGAGGTTATATCTAACGAAATTATTGAACAGATTGAAACAGTATTTGAGAAATTACAAGAAAAGATATTTCAAGAAATAGAATTTAAAGAACAGTTCAAGTTTGAGGAAGAATTTAAAATCGTACAAGCACCACCAATGGAAGAAGAATTAAAGATCGAAGAATTTATTGAGATAATAACTATGCCTGAAAAAGAGCCTGAAGTTATTGAAGAAATGACAAGTGGTGTAGAAGAAATTATAGAAGAAAAGCCAGAGGAAGAAATGCTTACTGAAGAAATAATCAAAGAGGCTAAAGAGGAAATGCCAGAAGAAATAATAGAGGAAGCACCAGAACAGATGTCAGAGGAAACTAAGGAAGAAGAAGTTGTTGAAGAAGCACCAAAAGAAACTACAGAAGAAGCACCTAAAGAAGAAGTTAAAACAAAGGTAGCAAGTAAGAAAACTAAAAAACCAAAGATAGATAAGATTATGGCTAAAGTAGATGCACAGATAAAAGATAGTGCTAAAAACTTAACTATTAAAAACATTATAAAACTAGACGCTATGCAAAGCGATCAGGCTTCACTTACAGCCTATAACAATGTGGAGTTTTACAAGCCTAAAGATATTTATTTGAAACAGATCGAGATATTTGATAATAGGTCTATATATGCAGATATTGATTTAGTTAAATATACTGCTAATGATATAATGGAAGTTAAGATTAAAAAACTAAATGAAATTAAGTCAAAGAAAAGACTATTACTTTTAGAATTACAGGAGTTAAAAAATGGTTAAAAAAATACAAGACAATCTAACAAACATAGTAGTGGTGTTAGGTTTGATTGCATCTATTGGTGCTGGATTTACTAAGTTTGCTAATATGGAATCTACTATTGAACAGCTATCAAGTGCTACTGCACCAGATATAACAGGCATTGAAACTAATGGATTTGCAATAACAGATAACAGTACAGACATAGCAGTTATCAAAGAGAAACTTAAAACACATGGTCATAATAACGATCATGCTCATGATAATACTGATATTAAAATTTTAAAAAAAGAAATAGAAGTTTTAAAGTTAGAGATACAAGAGTTAAAAGAAGCATCTAAAAACCCACTAAGCTAATGAAGTTTGTTTTAGCTTATACTATCTGCTCAGCAATTACAGGATTCTGTAATACACCAGCAGTACACCCTGTTAAATTTAATACTTGGACAGATTGTACTAAACAAGGTGCTATGGTAACAATAAAAGTAACTAACGAATTTCAGGAAAAATTTAATAAGGATAAACTATATATTTCTTATTTCTGTAATGAAAATAACTCTGACAAAACCACAACTTAAAGTAAGTAGTTCAGAAGCTAGATTCAGAGTTTTAATATCAGGTCGTAGGTTTGGTAAAACTTATTTAGCTGTAACTGAGATGATGAAATATGCTTGTCAGCCAAATAGAAAGATTTGGTATGTAGCACCTACATTTAAAATGGCAAAAGAGATTGTGTGGGGAACTCTTAAAGAAATGCTTAATCAATTTAATTGGATAGAGGATATTAACGAAACTACAATGACAATAACTATTAGAAAAACTAATAGTCAAATATCACTAAAGGGTGCAGATAACTATGACTCATTAAGAGGTACAGGATTAGACTTTTTAATATTAGATGAGTTTGCAGATATAGATAAACGTACTTGGTATGAGGTCTTAAGAGCAAGTATATCTGATCGTCTTGGCCATGCACTATTTTGTGGTACTCCAAAAGGTTATGGAAATTGGAGTTATGAATTATATTTAAAAGGTAAGCAAGATAATGATTGGGAGTCTTTTCAATATACGACTATTCAAGGTGGTATAGTATCAGAAGAAGAAATAGAACAAGCTAAACAAGATATTGATATTAGAACTTTTAGACAAGAGTTTGAGGGTACGTTTGAAAACTATGCTGGTAGTGTTTATTATAACTTCCACCCTGTAGATAATGTTGTTAAACGACAAATAGATTGGGAAAAGCCTTTACATATAGGAATGGACTTTAACGTTGACCCAATGTCAGCTTGTGTAGGCCAAATAGAAAAAGATAAAGTTTATTTTGTAGATGAGGTTATTATTTATGGAAGTAATACTGATGAAATGGTGCAAGAGTTAAGAGATCGTTATGGTACACAGATTCCAATATTTATATATCCTGACCCAGCTTCTAAACAACGTAAGACTTCTGCTGGTGGTAGAACTGATTTATCTATTTTACAAAATGCTGGATTTAAAGTTAAGGTAAAACACAAACACCCAGCAATACGAGATAGAGTCAATGCTGTGAATAGTAGGCTCAAAGATTCTAAAGGAGATCGTCATATTTTTGTTTCACAATCTTGCAAAACACTGATAAAAGGTTTACAAAGACAAATATACAAGGAGAATACAAATATTCCTGATAAGGAAGATGGATTCGA